ATATTCACTCGCACCGCCTACGGAATAAGTAAGAAGATTCACAAATTCAGCCGATTTATAAGGATCATAGCCAACTCCCATAATTTGTAGATACTTTGCACGCGCAAGTATATCGTTTACTATTTGCTGATAGTCGATAATATCACCGTCACAAAGAATTAAATAGCCCGCTTTCGCCCAACCTTCGTAAAGTTCCCGATTCGGATGATCTTTCAAAGCCCCTTCCGGGAAATAGTAGTCCGTATGCGAATGAAAAGAGCCGCTTTCTTTCGAATAGATATTATAAGTAACCGAAGAGAAGTCGTCTCGAACGGACAAATCAACCGCCACCATCGTAAGCGGATAAGTACCAATATTTTCTATTCTAATATCTTTGAATCGTTCTTCGATCTGCTTTGCCTCAATCCATTTTGTTGTTTGGTCGGTAGTAAATACGTTTAGTAACTTTGTTCGAAATTCCAGTGCATCCGGCGCGCTATATAGTGCTTTTTGATACGCGTCTATATAGAAATCTTCATAAACGGTTATACCCATGTGTGGTTGTACCTTGCGCCACGTTGCCGGATCGCCTTCCTCGTCGTCTACGTCTGGCTCAAAGATGTGCGCAAATATGGAATCATTTTCAATCTCACCTCGTAGGATCGATTTATACATTTTGAGCATTTCGACGAATGGAGCCGTTTCTTTATCGGATGCGGTCGTAATTACTACGGTTAAAGGGTTGAGCCGTGCGCCCATTGAGGACGTTAAAACGTTCTTCAATGCGGCGCTATCGGCTTGTGAATACTCGTCTACTATTACCATGCTTGCGTTAAGTCCGTCTAATTTATCCGGGTTAGAGGCAAGGCAACGGGCAAAAGAGGTTTTTCCCTTTATGCGGTTATATATGATTTCTCGATTAATTTTGAAGTGTCTAAACTTCGGATCGAGGGACTTTAAAATATTACGTATTTCATCAAAACAAACTTTCGCCTGATTATATGAGTTTGCAGCAACGTATGTTTGTGCGTTCGCATCACCGAACAACAAATCGTTAATCGAAAGACTCGCTACACTTGTTGTCTTACTGAATTTACGCGGAACGAATAGAAGAGCTTCGCGAATCAAACGCTTGTTTGTGTCAGGCTTGTAAAACGCGAGAATATTAGAGAACTGAAACACCTGTATCGGAGTCAGCTTGTATCTAGTCTTTCCCTTTGTGCCGGAGAATTTCAAACGCTCGTAGAACGTGACGAACTTCTTTACTTCCTTGATCCGAAATTCGTATTTATCAAGAAAAACAAAGAAGCGGTGAACGGCTAGCAACTCGTAAAGGTTGTGCGCGTCCGGATTGTTAATACAACCTTTGATATACACATTTAGTCTTTTGTCTGCCTTGTCTAGCTTATACGAATCAACGTCGATGTTATGCAGATCGGAGACAACCGACTGCTTTAACGCTATCAGTTTATCTCTA